GACTTTAATACTACTAACGATTTCAGACGAGTATGTATTGTAAAAGACCCTAAATCAGGTGGTTCAGCTGCAACAGCAACTACACTAAGAGGTGTAAAAGCAATACTATGTGCTACTGCTTCAGGTTCATTTACAGTAGACGAAAAAATTACCCAAGCTTCAACTGGTGCAGTAGGCAAAGTTGTAGAATGGGACAATACGAATAAGATTTTATATTATCTTCAAACTAGATTTAACAATAACGGTTTGGATACAAACGGTAACTTAACAGCGTTTTCTGGCGCAAACACAATTACGGGTGCTGACTCAGGTATCACAGCAACACCTTCAACATCTACAAGTACAGTTGATAGTGTTTCATTTACGAGTGGATATGCGGCCGCTGAATTAGACGCTGATACTGGTGATGTTGTATATGTAGAAAATAGAGCACCTATCACACGAGCTTCAGACCAAACAGAAAATGTTAAATTAGTTATTGAATTTTAGAGGAAAATAAATGCCAAGTCCAACTGACTTTAACCTCACGCCTTATTATGATGATTTTGCAGAATCGAAGAAGTTCCATAGAGTTCTTTTTAGACCAGCATTTGCAGTACAGGCGAGAGAGTTAACACAATCACAAACGATTTTACAGAATCAACTTGAAAGGATATCTGACCATATCTTTAAACAAGGTGCTATGGTTATTCCTGGTGAAATCGGTTATGACTTAAATTACTATGCTGTAAAGTTATCAGGCAAATCTCTATCAGATATTACAAAATATAACGGTGTAAAACTAACAGGTGTAACTTCAGGTGTTGTTGCAAATTGTGTTGGTGTTGCAGCTACAGACGGTACTGACCCCGATACAGTATTTGTTAAGTATATAACTTCAGGTACTTCAGGAGCAGCATTTCAATTTACAAATGGCGAAACAATTAATTGTACAGTCGATAGTGCAGCTGCTACATTAACTGTAGCTACTTGTCACACAGGTGCAGCCGCTACAATTGGTGCAGGTGTTTATTACATAAATGGTTTTCATGTTGAAGTTGCTGAACAAGTTTTAGTATTAGACAAATATACAAATTCACCTTCATACAGAGTTGGTCTTGCAGTTACAGAATCTTTTGTAACACCAAATGACGACTTATCTCTAAATGATAACGCAGCTGGAGCTTCTAATCAGAATGCTCCTGGCGCCCACAGATTTAAAATAGATTTAACACTTGCTAAGAAAACTTTAACAAGTACCGAAGATTCAAACTTTATTGAATTGCTTAGATTAAAATTAGGTATAATTCAAAACAGAGTTAGAACAACTGAATATGCGGTATTAGAAGATACACTTGCTAGAAGAACATTTGACGAATCAGGTGATTATCTAGTAAGAGGCATGGACATAGATATTAGAGAACATCTATTATCTGGTACTAATAGAGGTATTTTTACATCTGCTAACGGCGGATTAGAAAGTAAACTTGCAATAGGAATTTCACCTGGTAAAGCATATGTAAAAGGTTATGAAATAGAAACAATTGGTACAACTTTTGTTGATATTGATAAAGCAAGAGATTTTGATACAGAAAATAACTTTAATACAAGATTTAATTTAGGTAACTTTGTAAATGTACAAAATGTTTATGGTTCTCCTGATATTGGTTTTGTATCTGGTGATGTTGAAGCATTTAAAAGAATTAATTTATACAATACATTAAATTCAAGTAGAGGTACAGAAAACACAGGTTCAGGTGCCGGTATTAACACTATTGGTCGTGCTAAGTCAAGAGGTTACGAATTAAACTCAGGAACAGCTGCTTCAAATATTTTTTCAAGTTCATCATTAACAAGTGCGATTTACAAACATTATCTATTTGATATTAATATGTTCACACATTTGAACATTAAAACAGCACAAACATTTACAACTGGTGAAAAAATCACAGGCGGTACTTCAAATGCTACTGCTACTTTAGAATCAATTTCTACAACTAAGAGTGCAACTATCTCAGCTGCAACTAAAGCTACTACAGGAGTTGTTACAGCAAACTCTCACGGTTTCAAAGAAGGCCAACAAGTTACAATTACTGGTGTTGGTGGTATGACACAATTAAACGGTAATGTTTATACAGTTAAAAGTCCAACAACAAATACTTTCGAATTGCATGATACAGACGGTTCAACAGCAATAGACACTAGTGGTTTTGGCACATACACCTCAGGCGGTGCAGCTGCTCATGGTGTTGTTATTGTATCAAATGTTGTAGGTACTTTCTCAGCAGGAGAAACAATTACAGGTGGCACTTCATCTAACACAGCAGTTATACAAGCAGACGCAATTGGTTTAAAAGGTGTAACTACTCACGACTTTTCTCATGTTAAACATCTTGGTATGGCAGGTTCACCAACATATACTTCAGATGTTGTAAGGTCTTCAACTAACGGAGAAAGATTACAGATTTCAGGAACAATATCAGTTGCAAACTCAGACGCTACTGTTACAGGTTTTGGTACTAGGTTCAATGACGAGTTGAGAATAGGTGATGAAGTTACATTTTCTACTAACGCAGGGACTTTAGTAACAAAAATTGTAGAATCCATTACAAGTAATGTTGGTTTAGAATTTACAACAAATGTTGGCGGTTCAGATGTTACAACAAAATCAAACGCTACAAGAAATAGAGGTAAATTACAAGAAAGTAATAATAATACTTCTATATTTAAATTGCCTTATAAGACAATCAAGTCTTTAAAAACTGAAAACAATTCAGGTGTTACAGATACAAACTTTGCAGTAAGAAGACATTTCACAGGTACATTATCATCAAATGGTGATGTAACAATTACTGCTGGTACTAACGAAACATTTACATCATTACTAGAAAGAGATTTTGCAGTATCAATAATGACAACTGGTTCTGGTGGTACAGGTGCAGTAGGAGATGTGTTAAGTTTAACAGGTAACAACCATGAAGGTGACGCCATCTTTACATTAGGCGGTTCTCCAACAGGTAAAACATTAACACTAGATTTTGGTGCTAATTATGCAGGTCATAAAGTTAAAATTCTTGGTACAATTAATAGAGCAGTTGCAGGTTCAAAAACTAAAACATTAAATTCAGCTACAACTTTAGCAGTTTCTACACAAGCGACTATTGAAAGTGGTGTAATTGGTCTAGGCAAAGCCGACATATTTAAGATTAATAGTATTTTTATGGCACCAGACTTTAGTACAGTTGCAACAACAAGTCATACAAATATTACAGATAGATTTGATTTAGACAATGGTCAAAGAGATAACTTCTATGACATTGGTAGAATTAAATTAAAAACAGGTTCATTAACACCAACTGGAAGATTACTAATTAATTTTGATTTTTTCTCTCACGGTTCTGGAGATTATTTTGATGTTGACTCATATTCAGGTGTTGTTGACTATGCAGATATACCAAGTTATAGTTCAGATACAACTGGCGAAATATTACAGTTAAGAGATGTATTAGATTTTAGACCTAGAGTAGATGACGCAAGTACAGTTGCTTCAGGTGGACAAGATAGAAGTTTTGACGGCACAGGTGCTTCAACAGTTGATATTGTTAAGTTTGGTTCAGATGTAACCTCTGACTTTGAATTTTATCTACCTAAAATTGTAAAAATATTTTTAGATAAAGATGGTTCATTTAGAAAAGTTGAAGGTGCTTCATCATTAAGTCCACAAATACCAAATAATTTGGATAGTGCAATGCACCTATACACATTGCAATTAGATAACTATACTCTTTCAACTGACCATGTAGAAATTCAAATCATTGATAATAGAAGATATACAATGAGAGATATTGGTAAGATTGAAAAGAGATTAGAAAATGTCGAATACTATACACAATTAAATATGTTAGAACAATCTGCTCAGTCTTTACAGATACAAGACGCAGACGGTTTTGATAGATTTAAAAACGGATTTATTGTAGATAACTTTACAGGTCACGGTATTGGTGATGTTGGTAATGCAGACTATAAAGCTGCAATGGCAATGGCTGAAGGTGCTTTGAGACCTACATTTAAAGAAGACGCAGTACAACTTATTGAGAGAGATGATGACGGCACAGCAATTGTTGACGCAGATAGAACATCAGCTAACTATCAAAAAACAGGCGACCTATTAACTTTACCTTACACGGAAGAAACATTAGTAGACCAACCTTTTGCAAGTAAATTTATAAATGTAAACCCATTCAATGTATTTACATGGATTGGTAGTATTGATTTAACTCCTCCAGGAGATGAATGGAAAGAAACAGAAAGAGCCCCTGAATTAACAATTAATACTACAGGTGGTTTTGATACTTTAATTTCTGGTAATCCTGGTTTAGAAAGTATAGAAATAGGAACAGTTTGGAATGAATGGCAAGATATGTGGTCAGGCGCTCCAATAGAAACAGATGTTAGAAATATTGGTGGTCAAGTAAGAGAACAAACATTTGCTCGTGGTGTTCCAAGACGAGTATTACAAAGACAAGAAGTTACAACTACACAATTAACAAACCAAACTAGAACAGGTGTTAGAAATGTTTTAGTTCCTCAAGTTGTTAGAAATTCAATTGGCGACAGAATAGTTAATGTTGCATTTGTACCATTTGTAAGAGCAAGAACAATTACATTTAACGGTACTAGATTTAAACCAAATACAAGAGTTTATCCATACTTTGATAACATAGATGTAACAGCTTATAGTACGCCAAGTGGTGGTTCATTAGGTGGCAACTTAGTTACAGATTCTAATGGTGCAGTATCAGGAACATTTGCAATTCCTGACCCAACTAATAATGCTAATCCAAGATGGAGAACAGGTACAAGAGTATTCAGATTAACTGCCTCTCCTACAGACGATAGAAGTTCAGATGTAGAAACTGCTGGTGAAGTAGATTACACAGCAAGAGGTATTTTAGAAACTCAACAAGAAACAATTTTATCTACAAGAGAACC